CCCTCCGCAGGCGGCGGGGCGACAGCCCTGACGGTGCAGGGCATCACGCAAGTCCACTCGCTGGGCAGCCCTGCGCTGACGCAGCACAACGTACTTAGCCCGAGCGCAGTGGCCCAGCTGCAAGCGCTCGGGCAGCCGACACTGACCGAGCACAACCTGCTCGTGGCGAATGCGATCAGCCAGGCGCAGAGTCTCGGCGCGCCCAGCTTGACGCAGCACAATCTGCTCGCCGTCGATGCACTCGGACAGGCGCACGTCCTCGGCGTGCCCACGCTGACGCAGGCGCATGTGTTGGTCGTGCAGGGCGCAACGCAAGCGCAGACGCTCGAATCGCCAAGCCTCACGCAGCACAACGCGCTGACGCCCGATGCGATGACGCAGGCGCAGACGCTTGCCAACGTCGCGCTGACGGTGGCCGGCTCGATCGTCGCCGCTGACATCGCGCAGGGTCACAGTCTCGGCTCGCCGAGCCTGACGCAGCATCATGCCCTCGAGGTGGCGGCCATGATGCAGGCGCACAGCCTCGGCAATGTCGACATGACGCAGGCCGGCACGCTGTCCGTGCAGGGGCTCACGCAGGCACAGACGCTCGAGGCGGCAGCACTGATCCAGCACCATGCGCTCGTCGTGCAGGCGATTCTGCAGACGCACTCGCTCGGCAATGTCACGCTGACGGCATCGGACGCGCTGGCGGTGGCCGGCATCACGCAGGCGCAGCTGCTCGACGCACCGGCACTCACGCAGCACAACGTGCTCGTCGTGCAGGGCGTGACGCAGGCGCAGATCCTGCAGCTCTGCACGCTCGGCGGCCTGGTCATCGGATCGCTCGCCGGCACGATCGTGGCCTATGCGCTGATCGATGGCGAACTGGTCGCATACGCCGCGCTCGACGGCACGGTTGAAACTGTCCACTGATTAAGGAGGGCCGACAATGGCCAAGGTAATACCCGACGCGATCCTCGACGCGATGCTTGACGCAGCGGAGGGGACTATCATGTGCGTGTGCTCGGCCGAGCCGACGACCTATGCCGAGCTGACCAGCACGTACAAGCTCGCCGACGTGGTGATCGACGGCACGGACTATACCGCTGCCAACGGCGATTCCTCGGGCCGCAAGAACACCATTCAGGCGCAATCTGCGGTCCCGATTGACACATCCGGCACGGCCACGCATGTCGGCGTCGGGCGGTCTGGCACGTCGACGTTGCTGGTCGTGACGACCTGCACCAGCCAGGCGCTGACCGGCGGCGGAACCGTCGACATCGGCGCCTGGAAGCAAGAGTTGGCCGATCCCACCTGATAGGAGCGAGACATGACCACACGCAAGATCGAGATTACCGAGCCGGGCGGATTCCTCCACGGGCGCGACCGCTTCAACGAGGGCGAGGTGCGCGTCCTGCCTGCCGAGCTCGCGGGCGAGTTCATTCGCCTCGGCTGGGCGAAGGATGCCGAGACGGGCGAGACCGGCGAGCGCAAGCCGGGACAGCAGGCGCTGCAGGTGCATGACGCCGTGCTGGCGATGGGCGCTGGCTGATGTCCTGCTCGCTGTCCCTGTACGTCGGCAACAGCAATGTGATCGAGCTGCAGGGGCTTCAGAACAGCGTCACGGGCGTGGCTGACACAGGCGCGACCGTGCAGGTCACGGTCAAGGATCGCGAGGGCGTCGCTGTGACCGGGCAATCGTGGCCGGCATTCATGGCGCACGTCAGCGCCGGCACGTACCGCGCGACGCTGGAGAGCGACATCGCGATCACGGCCGGAGTCAAATACCTCGCCGTGATCGACGCTACCGGATCGGGCGGCGAGATAGGCCATTGGGAGGCCGATGTGGTCGCCCAGACGCGGAAGTGTACATAGCGGCAGGGCCGCACAGCATCGAGCCGGGGGCGAGATGAAAGGTGAGAGACTGACAGAGCGGCAAAGACGGTTTGCCGAGGCGTACCTCCAGCACGGGGACGCCACGCGCGCGCACCGCGAGGCCGGCTTCATGCCGAACGCGAGCGACCGGACGCGCAAGTGCCGCGCGTCGGAGATGCTCAAGTATCCTGCGGTGCAGGCGTACATTCGCGAGCAGCAGGAGCGCAACGCGAAGGCCGCTTCGATGACCGCCGAGAAGCTGATCCAGAAGCTGGAAGTGGCCTACAAGCTTGCCGGACAGGACCGGCGGCCGGCGGCGATGGTGTCGGCCGTGATGGGCATGGCGCGCATCACCGGCCTCGACAAGCAGATCATCGAGCACCAGACGCGCAGCATCGAGTTGGTGATCAACCGGCCGCATGGAGCTTAACCCGACCGTTCCGCAGGATCGGTTCATCTTCCACGAGGCGAAGTACCCGGCCTTCGTGGGTGGCTTTGGCAGCGGCAAGACGGAGGCGCTGATCGTCCGGGCGATCCTGGGCAAGATTCGCTATCCGCAGCTCGACCGGGCGTTTTACGAACCGACCTACGACCTGATCCGCATGATCGCGTGGCCGCGCTTCGAGGAGATGCTGTCGAACCTCGGGATCCCGTACCAGCTGACGAAGCACCCGATCAACGTGCTGGAGATCGCCGGACACGGGCGCATCGTGTTTCGCAGCATGGACACGCCGAGCCGGATCATCGGCTACGAGGTCGCCGACAGCGATGTCGACGAGCTGGACACGCTGAAGCGCGACGACGCGGCCGAGGTGTGGCGGCGGGTGCTGTCGAGGAACCGCCAGAAGAAGCCGGACGGGGCGCCGAACACGGTGGCGGTGGCAACGACGCCCGAGGGGTTCCGCTTCGTCTACGAGGCGTGGGAGCAGAATCCCCGGCCCGGCTATGAGCTGGTGCGCGCGCCGACGGCGAGCAATCCGCACCTGCCCGAGGACTACATCGACAGCCTGCGCGCGATCTACCCGCAGTACCTGCTGGAGGCGTACCTCGAGGGCCGCTTCGTGAACCTGACGAGCGGCACGGTCTACGTGAGCTTCGACCGGGCGAAGCACGGCACCGACGAGGTGGAGCGCCCGGGCGAGCCGCTGTATGTGGGCATGGACTTCAACGTCGGCAACATGAGCGCGGTGGTTCACGTCAAGCGCAACGGCCATCCGTGCGCAGTGGCCGAGGTGACGAAGGCCTACGACACGCCGGACATGTGCAGCGTGTTGCGCAGCCGCTACCCGGGGCATGCGATCCACGTCTACCCGGACAGCACGGGCGATAGCCGCAAGTCGAACAACGCGGCGATGACGGACTTCAAGGTGCTGCGCGACGCGGGATTCTCGGTGCATGCGCCGAGCCGAAACCCGCTGGTGCGCGACCGGATCAACGCAATGAACGCGGCCTTCGCGAAGGGCGGGTACATGGTCAACGTCGACCGGTGCCCGTCCTACGTGCGCTGCCTCGAGCAGCAGGCTTACAACGCCAACGGCGAGCCGGACAAGACGCAGGGTCTCGACCACCTGCCCGACGCGGGCGGGTATTTCATACATGCGGAGTACCCGGTCATAAAGCCGGCAATGAGTATCAACCTGAGGATGGCAACCTGATGGCCGACGTGACCTTCCAGCGCCAGGAGTACCGCGACGCGCTCGCCGCGTGGGCGCTCGTCTCCGACGTGTGCGCTGGCCAGGCGGCCGTAAAGGCAAAGGGCGCGACCTACTTGCCGCAGCCGAACGCGAGCGACACCAGCGACGAGAACGCGCTGCGCTACACCCAGTACCTCGCGCGCGCCGCGTTCTACAACGCGACCGGTCGCACGCTGCAGGGGCTGGTTGGCGCGGCTTTCCGCAAGTGGCCGATGCTGGACGCGCCCGGTGCGATCGGCTACGTCGCCGAGGACGTCGACGGCGCCGGGGTCAGCGTCTACCAGCAGTCGCAGTCCGCGCTCGGGCAGGTGCTGAAGCTCGGCCGCCACGCGCTGCTGGTCGACTACCCGACCACCGACGCGCCGGCCTCGCGCGCGGACATGGTTACCGGCAAGGTGCGCGCCACCATCGCCAGCATCGACGCCACGCAGGTGATCAACTGGCGCGCGGAGCGCATCGGCGCGCAGTACCGGCTGACGCTCGTGGTGATCGCCGAGACGCGCGAGACGGTGACCGAGGACGGTTTCGGGCTGAGTGCCGAGCCGCAGTACCGCGTGCTGCGCCTGACCGAGGTCGGCTACACGTGGGAGATCTGGCGCGCCGGCCAGAAGGGCATCGAGCTCGCCGAGGGGCCGTTTGTGGTGCTGGACGGCGCCGGCCGCCCGTGGGATGAGATCCCGTTCACGTTCATCGGCGCGACGAACAACGACAGCAGCATCGATGCTGCGCCGCTCTACGACCTGGCCGAAGTGAACATCGCGCACTACCGCAACAGCGCGGACTACGAGGACTCGGCATATTTCTGCGGGCAGGCGCAACCGTGGATGTCGGGGCTGACCGAGGAGTGGCGCGACCACCTCCAGCAGCAGGGCATCTTCATCGGATCGCGCGCCCCGATCCTGCTGCCGCAGGGCGGGCAGTTCGGCTTTGCCCAGGCGCAGCCGAACACGCTGGCCAAGGAGGCCATGGATCAGAAAGAGGCGCAGATGGTCGCGCTCGGCGCGCGCCTTGTGCAGCCCGGCAGTGCGGTCAAGACGGCCACCGAGGCGCAGGGCGAGCAGGAGGCCGAGCACTCGGTGCTGTCGCTCGCGTGCTCGAACGTCTCCGAGGCCTACAGCAAGGCGCTCGGCTGGATGGCGCGGTTCATGGGCGCGGACGGCGAGGCGGCGCTCACGCTGTCGCAGGACTTTGTCGAGCAGCGCCTTGACCCGGCCATGCTGACGGCGCTGATCGGCGCGTGGCAGTCGGGCAAACTGCCCGAGGCGGATCTGTGGGAGCAGCTGCGCAAGTACGGCGTCATCGACGGCGAGAAGGATGACGAGACGATTCGCGGTGAACTGGAGACGCAGGATCCCGGCCTCGGGCTGACGAGCGACGATGGCAGCGACGGCTGAGCGCCTGACCGAAATCGCCACCCGGCACCAGGTATTCCTCGAGCGGGTGAAGACGGGCGAGGCGAACCAGTTCGCCGCCTTCCTGCTTGAGATGGACCGCGAACTGCGCGCGCGGCTTGGCCGGGCCGAGATGACCGACTTCGCGCGCGCGCGCGCCGAGGCGCTGGTGCTCGACATCGAACGCACGCTCGCGGCGATCTACGGGCGGTTCTGGAACGAGATGCGCGGCCGGCTGATCGACATCGCCGAGTACGAGGCGGGCTTCGAGGCGCGCAGCCTGGCGCAAGGCACCGACGGCGCCTACGAGCCGGTGCTGCCTGGCGTCGAGCAGGTGCGCGCGGCCGTGCTGGCCGCACCGATGTCGGTGCGTGGGGCGGACGGCGGCAAGCTGCTGGAGAGCTTCGTGCGCGACTGGTCGGCGACCGAGGTGAAGCGCGTGAGCGGCGCGATCCGCCAAGGCTTCTACGAGGGCGCCACCACGTCGAAGATCCTGCAGGCCGTGCGCGGCACGAAGGCGAACGGCTACCGCGACGGCATCCTGGCGATCAGCAACCGCAACGCCGAGGCGGTGGTGCGCACGGCCGTGCAGCACGTGGCCAGCGTGGCGCGGCAGGAGACGTGGAAGCAGAACGCCGACATCGTGCAGGGCGTGATCTGGGTCTCGACGCTCGACAGCCGCACGACGCCGCAATGCCGCAGTCTCGACGGTCGCCGGTTCCCGGTCGACAGCGGGCCGCGCCCGCCGATCCACGTGCGCTGCCGCTCGACCACCGTCGCGGATCTCGGCTTCAGCCGCAAGAACGCGATCCGGGCGAGCAAGGACGGCGCGGTCGCGGCG